AGCATGGGACAGTTTTAGTGTCCAAATTGCTAGCAGGGGATTGCCCTACAAGGATATGAAAGAAACACACTCATATCAAATGGATCGAATATTTATCTAATTAAATATCCTCGATCTAAATGTTCAGCCAAAGAGGAATTAATTCCAGGCGGACCTGAAACTTTTTGAGTTCCTAATTGACCTGTTACGGCCGTAAACGTAGTGGGAGGAGCTGATCCATATAAGTAATGGAAGCGTATGTCTACACCAGAACGTATGTTATCCATAACGTCAGGAAAGATTTTCGTAAATAAATCTTTACCATTGATACCATTTAAAAGGATTGAAGCAGATCGTGCTAATTCTCTTTCAAACGGATCTAAATCCGTAATAAAATCAGTATGCCAGAGCATTTGATTTATAACTAATAACGGATCGACGTAACGAATTCCGTTTAACCATTTGAAGCCAAGGAAGAAGACGTTATTCCAAGATTTGAAATGATCAGTTTTTTCAACGGAGATCACCATGTTGAAACATTCTTCAAACGTTTTAGTGATTGAATTAAAATTGATTCCATAAGAATCAAAAAGATTATCGTCTCCACAAATCAAACTTTTCTCCAATGAGATCAAGTTTGGGCAAGCGTATTCTAGCATGATAGCGTGAGCTAATGATCCAATCATGTTTGTAAATCCAGAACCTGAAGGTAGACCATGCGTTTTAACAAAAGCATAAGATCCAATACCTGGTGATTTGGATACCATAATGGATGTGCAATAATACGTAACCATATCTTCAAAAACAGCAGCCTGCTGTTTTGTAAGTTTAAGTTGAGATCGTAAAATCCAGAAAGCGAGAATAATAACTTCATTAACCATCGATAAGTCAAAGGATGACACATCTGAACTAGTTAGCTTTTTAGCGTTACTAAACTTCTTTCTAATTAATTCGCCTAAACCAGAACCTGTCTTACCAATAACGTAAAATGTCTGATTTTCAATAAAATGTTTTACAAAAGGAATGATAAAGCAATCTTCTACTAAAATAATTGATCCAGGATATGGATACATTACTCTAATTTTGCGTTTTAATTCATTACCTGATCTACGGACTTGAAGTCTGAAACCTCTAGTCATAGGCCAATTCCAATAATGTTTCGCACCACGGAAAATAGAACGAGCATCTTTAATTAACTCATTTAACACAAGACCTTTCCTTCTGAAGTGAGGATAGCCGGAGCTTGATCTTCTATTAATTTGGTTTTCTGCTGCGTATCTAATTGTTGTTGGTACAAATTTATCTTTTGGAAATTTGCATGATTTTAAAACTCGAATTGCTGCATCAATAAGTTTGCGTTCATTACCTTTAAAAGAAGCAGTGCTTCTCATAGCGGCCTCAGCTTTAAGTAAGGTTTGATCGAATTCATAAGATTCGACTTTCGGAAAAGTTCTTACATATGAGCCAAGTTTAGCTTTGCAAACTCTTTTGTACAGATTGTTCTCACGGTGCCAACTAGGTCGTAACCCAGAGTACCGAGCCGCAAGTTTTATCTTTTGTTGATAACTCGCTGACTTAACTAAACGTGCCAGAAAGCTTCGTCGCTCTGAAACACGGACTTTCATACCTTTGTAAAATCTAGTTGCATAACAGCAACAATCATTATGTTCATGAAGCGCGGTTCTAATCATAATTTAATATTTTACAAGGTTAGTACTTGTCGGAACAATTTGCCATTGTAGGCGGGTTGATAACAATGTCGGAACAAAGTTCAACCAGGAGCCGTCGTACGGATACTAAACGGTTGTTAGTGTGGAAGAAAAGAGTAGATCTGAACTACTTGAAAACATC